TCTCTTGGAAGTTAACCAATGTACGCTTGTGGCGTTTAATGATTGCACCCAGAGACATAGACACAGCACCGGCAGCAGCTTCACCATTGATAGAGCCGGGAATACCAGCAGCGTCAATAGCGCCTGTCGCCATCTGAACCATCTTCTGCAATTCAGCCGCTTGAGCAAATGTTACTTGATCTAAGTTACCAAACTTGAATGGTTGTAAGATTTCAGCGGGGTTACCGTTAGTTAGGATGGTCTTGCCGGGACGAATCTCTAACTTAGCACCACGAGGCATACGAGTAGCGTCCATAGCCATCATAGGATGGACTGTAAGCGCCAAAGCATCGATACGGGCACGTAGCTCAGAGTCTAAAGCCTTCTGACTGTTGTAGCCCTTCTCACAGACTCCACGACCCCAGAAGCGACCGGGTACAACGTCCCAAGGAAACGCTACAAGAGGTCTATCTTGCATCATGTAGGGGTTTTCTTCTATCTTGAGGATGCTCTTACCGTTAGCAATAACAATAACCACCTCTACATAGCCCTTTTCCTTCTCTTCTTCCTCTTCTTCGTCTACGCTATCTTTATTCTCTTTAACTGCTGATGACAACTCGTCATCTTCGTCATCTTCTAACGCTGATAAGTAGATATGACGGGGAATCAGACCATAATACTTAGTTAAACGAACTTTGTCGTCTTCATAAGCGGTTAATTCCTTATCGGCTTCAATGTCATTATCAGTATCAGCGTCTTCAATCTCAACATCGTTGTAAATACCGTTCTCAATACCCATTTCAACTTGGTGACGGGGTACAAACTCATCAATAATGACACCAAGAGCCTCTTCAATGCTAGAAGCGGTGGGGTCAATCAAGAAGTTCTGTGGTTGGATAGGGCGGAGCTTAACAACTACACGCTTTTCAATGGTAACACCCACTGCTTGCATTGCGCCATCCATAATAGGCTGGCTGGCGGGCTTCATCTCGTTAACTTCTTCAATAACAAGTTCCGCCATACCCGTACCATACACCGCAGCGTTGATTAGAACCTCTCCAACGGCTTTGCGGGTCTTGGTGAATAGGAAGTCCTCAGATAGCTGCTCGCGAAGGTAGGCAACGTCTTTACTATCCTTGTCGTTACGGTCGTCACGAATGTCAAACCACTTACCACGACCAAAGGTAGCCTCTTCAACCTCTGCCACTGAACTTTCAACGGCTTGTTGGAGGGCTGGAGAGATTAACTTGGAGCGCTCGCTCTCGCGCATCTTATCGTTAGAGTCCCAAATACCACGCCATAGGCGGTAGTACTCGTCAAACTTCTCTTCATGGTTAGACTGGTAGTGGTCACGCCATCGTTCAGCCTTATCCATAACCCAATCTTCAGCCTTCTCTTCTAAATACTTCTTATCATTATCCATGTTATTCCTTACCATCTGGTTTTGTTAGTTTAGAATCTTTAGCCATGCTATTTTTTCTTTTTAGCTGTTTTAGCAGCTTTCTTAAAATCTTTATCTGTAGGAGCACCTTTAGCGCCCTGCTTCTTCATCTTTTCACCACTACCGTCTGCAATTCGATTGCGTTTAGCGTTGATATTTGCGTATAGTCCGTTTGGCATGTTTATCCTTAATAGCCTGAGATGGCATCCATTGGTTCGTAATCATCTTCTTCAAAGTCGAGCGCATATGACACTTTAGCCAACTGCTCGATGTAAGAGAGTGCGTCAATCAAGTCGTCATGTACCATCTTGTTTGGGAATTGAAATAGTTGATCTAAGAACTCGTTATTCCAAGCTCCTTTATCTAGCTTGATATACCCGTTCTCAAAGCGACCTTGCAACGACCAAACAATACGGTCTGTCTTCTTCTTGTTACCGTGAGTTAACTCATCTACCCTAAAGAATGTTTGTGTGCGTTTCATAATGTCGGACAGATAGGGCATGACAGCTTGTCGCGCAATTCCCTTTTCTATACCCACCGCCACCGGCTCATACTTCTTAACAGCATCAAATATCTTCTTTGCTGTCTCTTTAACATCCCATCGACCGTAGATGATGTCAGCAACCCACCAACCTTTCTCGTTGGCTTTAACAATGGCAATGGCTGTATTATCTAGCCTCTTGTTTTTAACACCCTTACTGCCTTCTTCTTCAAAGCCAGCCAAGTCAACCGCTATGTAGTAGTCGCCCTCTTTAGGTGCTTCTTCGTCAAACTTAATCCACTCTTCTTTAAACAACTCACCCCCAGCCGCCTCAAAGGATGCTAGGAATTCTTGACGGAAGGAGAATGACGACATGCTTTTCTTAGCCGCGTTAATCTCTTCAGGGTCAAGTAGGGGGTTATCAAAAGAGGTAAAGTGGAATGACGCAAATGTGTCGTCTTCAGCCTTCAGCCCATATTGGTAAAGGTCATAAAAATGGTTACGCCCCAGAGGAGTTCCAATGAAAATTGCCTCTCCTTTTTGGTCAGCTAATGCAGGACGAAGAATCTGTTCCCAAACTTCCGGTTTCATATCGCCATATTCATCCATCACTAGATGTTTTAACGAAACTCCTCGCATTGTCTCAGGACGGTCAGCACCTTTTAAACTAATTATACCGCCGTTAAGTAACTTTATTTGAAGGTTGTTAATATGACTACTAACAATGACACCATGTCCTAACTCTAAAAGAGTTTGCCACATAATATCACGTGCCTGTCCTTGAGTGGGGGCTACATAAAATACTTGACCTGCGCCGGGCTCTAAGGCTTTAACAAGAAGTGTATAAGCCGCTAGTCTGCTTTTTCCTGTACGTCTTCCAGCAGCTATGACTTTAAAACGTGTCTTGTCTAACCACACGGTTTGTTGCCACGGTAATAAATTTATTGATAATTCAGCCATTAGCTAAGTACGCCTTACAAAATATTTCTAACGCTTCTTCTGTAAAAGCCCCTTTAGCAAAATTGTAAATACAAACCACCATTATACAGTTTTCTATTGTGTACCCTTTTGTAGAATCAATCCTTTCTACGCTAGGTGCAAATGGGTTTCGTAATTGATTTTTACTTTTTATTGTAAAGGAACTTTCTTCTGGTTTTAACACAAAAGGTAGTTTTGTCTTTTCACAAACACCGATAGCAAGTTTTTCTTTGTACCATTCTAAAGGGAGTTCAAATTCTAGTCCCCGTTGAACTGCCCCTTTTACGCTAGTGTAATACATAGCGTTTGCTCTACCTACTAAAGTATTTCTATAGTTTTTACCGTATTTGGCACTACTCCCCATTACCACTTACCCTCTGTGTAGATAGTCTTAGTACCATCCTTTAAGGCGTTTAACTTTTGTTTGTTATTACTACCTTGCTTATAAGAGCAATGAATCCACCCGCTGTGCATATCGCCAGCATGATAGAATTCTAAGATTAGTTGCTTGAAGTCTAGGTTATGTGCTATCCATTGAGCCATCACTCTGTTATCCTGCGAGTGAACTTCAAAGTCGGCAGCACATCCTAGGCAATGGTCGCTTGTAGTAGAGCCGCCAATGGCTTTGTTTAACTCAGGACTACGGTAGCCACTGGAAATGGTAATAGAGCCAAAGCGGTCGCGTAAAGGTTGCAACACAAAGGTTACAAGCTCTTGGAGGTTATCTGTTACTTCTTTAGTGGGGGTGTTGTCGATACCTAAGCGTTCTGCTGTAGGTGACGTTGTAAATTCAGATAAACTGAAGTTGTTGCTGAGTTTCATTAAAAGCCCTTCTTGGCTAACACTTTCTCAAGTAAGCCACGCAAGCCGTAGATAACCACGATCATGCCGATAATAACATACTGATACCATTCCGGCATCTTATCCATAACACCAAACCCCGCCAGCGCGTAATTCTCTAAGCCGGGTATAAAGGCCATAATCATAGGCGCTAGGAACACAATGAGAATAACCTCATCCTTCCAGCTCTTCGACATGTTCTCCATCGCTAGGCGGTCGAGATCGTAATTCTGTTCTTGTGCTGATGCTTGTCGGTCGGCGGTGGCTTTGATAGTAACAATCTCGGCCTCTGTCTTGGCTTGAGCTACCTTCTGTTTGTTATCTAACCAGTTACCACCTATCTGTACAAGCGTAGTTAATAAGGGTATCATATGAAACTCCTAAGTCGTTTGGTTTCCGCCGCTGATTGATTAGACGAGTGCCGTATGTTAGCCTGAGTCAAGCGTCTAACAAGATGCGGTTTACTAGGTTTAAACCACATATCGGACAACGCTACTGTTATCTGTATATGACTTCCACTGGCGATTATAGCGCGTAGCTTAGAGGCCACTCCATGCCCTATCTCAGCCTTGTTGCTGCCGTAGATGGTATCCATAAAGTAACGTATCTGAGTCTCTGCGCTATCCTTGTAACCATTAGCTGTCAGGTATAACATGTAATCCGGCAGCTTACCTTTAGGGTCTAGCTGTAACAACCCATGAGCTGGTTTACGTGCGCCTCGTTGCTTAATCTTATAATCAAAGGTGTTACCGGTTTCGACCGCTATGTTTGCCATCAATGCCACCACCGCTGTGTGAGGTAACATTGTTCCTTTTATTATATTCCTGATCTTAGTCTCGTTCGCCTGCGATGTCGTCTGCGTCTTCATACTCTTGTGCGACAATGGTTGGGTCGCCGCCGATACCGTTAATGGTAATAGAGACAGCAGGACGACCGCCGCCAAGTTTGTCTTTTTCGAAGTAGGACATTGGTAACATCCTGTCGATGAGGAGTTTCCATGCCGCTGATTGATTCTTATGTTCATCATCTAATGCCGCTTTCAAGATTGCATCTATAACCTGTTTGCTCTTAGGCGATGCCAGTAACCTAGCCTTAAACTCCTCGATGGCTGCTGCGTCACCTTTGGGTCTACCTACTGGTTTCTTCTTAACTGCGGCTAAGTCGCTCTTGGTGGGGCGACCTGCTTTTGTTCTTTGTATGGGTTTATCCATTTCTGGGACTCCTTGTGTTACTATATAGTCTATATAGAGGTTGCTTAGAAATATCGTTAAAGACAAACCTATATAGTGATGAACGTTAGAGCGGTTGCTTAGAAATATCGTTAAAGATAAACCTCTCTACTTTCATACTTCTATATAGTACAAACTCTAAGTAGACATTATATCACACTTTTGCTAAAAAGTCAAGTACTTTCTTCACTTTTCTGTTGTTTATTTACCACAGACAGCGGTCGAAATCGTCACCTATGCGACACTTAGCTTTCATATCTTTTCTTTTAACGATTTTCCTAAGCAACCACTATGACGTTATTAGGGCTAGGTATTGATGATCTCGACCGGTGGTTAATAATGTTATAGACTGTTACCGTCTTTTAAGGTGCTTTTATCGTTTGATATCAACCGTTATAGTCTATATAGGTGTTATTTGATATGTCCCTAATTAAACCTAATTAAACCCTATTTTGACCTATTTTGTATCTGTAGCGCCTTACCTGACCTTTGCCCTATACCTCCTATTTTGTATCTGGGCGGGTACTACAATAATTACACTAACGAGTTCCCCTCCCCCGCCCCCATCTATGCAACCATGCTTATATAGCTATGCAATCATATAGTTATACAAGTTATGCACAGGTTATCCACAGGCTGGTGAGTGTGAGAGCTGTGGTGGGTGGCTATACAAGCTACATAGATACAAGCTATAGCATCACATGATAAACAAGTTATCCACAACCTAATAAGTTATCCACAATTTGAGTAGTTATCCACAACCTGCACCACAATGAAGCAAAGTAGCACCAACATAGTGCGCTATGCACCACAATGAAGCGCTAGTATTAATCCCTGAATTGTTTATCTATTCGTTATAACAAACCAAAGTACACACAAAATAGGGTTTAAGAGTTGGCACACTACGTGCAAGTAATAAAACAAGGGGGACACGTTGTTACCCTACTTTAGAGAGTTATACACAATGACCCGCACCATATATCAAGCCACCCGTCGTAGCATTCGAACAAACGGCCTACGTTACACAACACAGTATGCAATCGATACTGGCGACACTGACACATTGTTAACGTGTGACGACATTGCAAACACAATACGGGAAACAGACTGGCTGGCTATGCGCTTACAGTTTGCAAAGCTCATTGCACCAGCAGTGGCTATTCAGTTAACGACAACTGTTAAAATCTAAACCAACTAACTAACCTAGATAAGGTAAACCATGCAAACACTAACTTTAAAAGCAGCTAAGGCCATATCCGGCTCATTAGGAAACCCAAGCAAGATGCCAGGGTTATCATATGGAATCAGTGCTCACGGCTGTAACGTTGGTAGCAAGCTCGCTAAAATAGTAGGTAGCGTATGCCATGGCTGCTATGCACTAAAAGCCAACTACAGCTACCCAAGCGTTGTTAAAGCGCACATCACCCGTGCAGCAAGCCTGTATCACAAAGATTGGGTTCCCGCTATGGTTAAACAGATTAGCCATTCCAAGACAACATATTTTAGGTGGCACGATAGCGGCGACATCCAAAGTTTCCAGCACCTACTTAACATCGTGGCTGTGTGCGAGGCTTTGCCAGCTGTATCATTCTGGCTACCTACAAAAGAAAAGGGTTTAATCAATAAGTTCGTGGATACGTTCGGCACATTTCCTGATAACCTAGTTGTACGACTATCTGGCGCTATGGTAGACGGCGACGCGCCTATGTTTACGCATACAAGCACAGTACACAATAAAAAAGCCCCAATTGGTACACTATGCGAAGCCTATACCCGTAAAAACGTTTGTGGCGATTGTCGCGCTTGTTGGGATAAATCAGTGGCTAATGTTAGCTACAAGCAACACTAAGAGGTTATTATGAAAACCACCGTAACCCTACATGACTTTCAATCGGCCTTTAAATCACTACGCCCTCATAGTTTTAGTTATGAGGGACTAGAAGTGTTGTTCAACTACTTTGAGGACTATGAACTAGGGACGGGCGAAGAAGTAGAGCTTGATGTTATAGGTATTTGTTGCGAGTACACAGAGGACACAACCGTCAGTATAGCCAACGCTTACGGCATAGACATCGTAGGCTTAGACGACGACGAAGCATCCCAAGAGGTGTGCGAGTTCCTAGAGGTGCACACAACGCTAATCGGTAAGGTTGCTAACGGCTTTGTTTATCTATCATTCTAAAAAACATCAATGCAAGCTCGTTTAAGCGGGTTTGCGTGGGCGTTTTTGCCTTTATTAGGGGATGACATGAAAACACTATTACACTGGGTGACAAACGCATGCGCCTACATTTTAATGCTAGGATTGGGCGTTATGCTATTGGCTATGTACTTTGACGTGTGGGCACAGTGATGACTATACAAACCGCATACATCAAAACAAACGACCTATATTTTAGAGTCTATTACACCCGCGAACAAGGCGAGGAAGGCGAGGTGTATATAGACATCCATTCTATACACTTAGAAAACACGGGCGACCTATATGACGTGCTATCAGATCATGTTAAGACATCAATTGAAGATCAACTACATTACTTGGACTAGAACACCAATGCAAGCCCTTAGAGCGGGTTTGCGTGGGTGCTTTTACCCGACAATGAGATTATTACAATGAAAACTATCACATACAAACAATTCCTAGTTGTACAGCACGTGCATAGCGTGGCACTAGTCAACCCATACACTGAGACGACACGACCTGTTAAAAGCGTTCAAGCGGCTAAGTGGCGTATCACTAGGGCTATCACATTGCAAGCGCGTATGCACCACGTGGCTGCCTTGGTGCGTGGGTTAACGACATGAGCGAGCATGTAAAAACAATAGCGTA